TATATTATCTAGTAACACTCGTATTAACTTTGTATATCAATTGCTAAATTTAATTCATCAAATAGTTTTGCATACTTTGATTCATATATGTCACCAATCTTTCTGGAATTACATGTTGCTGAGTATTTCTTTCCATTGATAGTGATTTCATAAATGTCATTATCTTCATCGATTTTTAGTGTTATTTCTTTTAACATAATTTATATTTTAGTTACAGATATAATATCTAAAATGAGTCGTATCTACATTGTAAGTGAAATGTTAGGGGGCCGGGTAAAATAAATTGGCTTTGTAAAAACACGGTATGTATACGAAGGTGGGGGCAACACTCTACTAAAATATTTGTAATATAAAAACTGTGACATTAGCTTAATTAAGTTATATAGTAACTACCTATTGTCACACTTAAATTATAATATGTAAATGTAACTATTACTATGTAAAATTTAAGATATATGTCACACTGTGGAAAATACATGAGTAAGAGGACTTCAGTGTCTTCAAGAAAAAAATTAAATATTAAAAGAACTCGTAATGGCAATAAAAAGAACTAAGATTAGTGGACCATGTAAAGCAGCAGCTAAACGTAAGTTTAAAGTTTGGCCTAGTGCTTATGCAAGTGGTTGGGGCGTTCGTTGTACACGAGCTGGTGGGCCAAGTAAATTTGGCGGAGGTAAAAAATAAATTAAATTATGCCTAAAAAAACTAAGAAAATGGGTGCATTTAAGCACTCAAACGCTCCTGATGCTAAGGGTAAGTTCAAAGAACTGTCAGCACCTAAGTTAGCAAGCTGGATGATTAAGTCTAGACGTGGTAATTTGAAGCGGATTATTGGTAGTTTGAACCAACAAGTTGTGTTTAGACGTAAAACAGACCCTACATACGCAAGAAAAATGCGTAGAACTATGGAAATAGTACGTAAACGACTTAAAAAAAGCCAATGAAAGCATATAGAGGAGTTTTAAAGGCAAGAATATCTAAATTATACGGTGGAGACGTAACTATATCTAAAGCTAAGAAATTAAAAGCACGTAAAACTGCTACAAAAAGAGACAAACAGTTAGCGAACTGGTTTATTAACATGCATACAAAAAAATAAATACATAATTATGGCAACAACAACTGCAAAAATAACAATAACAAGTGCTGATCTTATTGATTCGCAGGCTTTAAGCTTAAGCGCTGAAGCTACACTTACTCAAGAGGGTACTGCTACTGGTATAGTTAATACTACTGGTTTAGCAAGAAAAGTTTTTACGAATACTAGCGATTTTACTTTGTTTGATGGTGACGCTTATGGTAATGGTTCACACAAAATATATATAAGAAACTTAGAAACAGACGTTGCAAAATACTTTGACATTAAAATAAATGCAGAACTTATAGGTAGAATATATGGTGGTGATTGGATTTTTATACCTTGGAGAGCTGCATCTAATGATAGTGATGTTAAAGCTACGGCAGGAGCTTCAGCTGCTCAGTCGTTAGAATATATGTTATTTTACCAATAGAATAATAATATGAAAGTTAAAGCCCCAAAAGGTTATCACTGGATGAAAAGTGGTAGCTCATATAAATTAATGAAACATACTGGTAAGTTTGTAAAGCATAAAGGTGCAAGCTTATTTGCTGATTTTAAAATTCAAAAACTACATACAAAATGAACATTAAACAAATTAAAGAAGTTGTTAAGCAACTTAAAGGAGCTTCTAAAATGCACGCACAGCAAGCTGCTAAAATAGATAAGATGCTTAAGCAAATGAACAAAGGTAAGTAATGGCAGATCCAAAGGTTGGTACAGGTAAGAAACCAAAAGGTAGTGGCAGAAGATTATATACCGATGAAAATCCTAAAGATACCGTACGTATAAAGTTTGCAACTGAGTCTGATGCTAGAGCTACAGTGGCAAAAGTTAAAAAAATTAGAAAGCCTTACGCTAGGAAAATACAAATACTAACTGTCGGTGAACAGCGTGCTAAAGTAATGAAGAAGTTTAAAGTAGCATCGATATTTAAAAAAGGTAAAGAATCAATACGTAATGCCAGAAAAAATAAAAAGACAACTTAAAAAAACTGCTAAAAAAAAATTTCCTAATAATAAGACAAGACAAAATGCTTATATATATGGAACTTTAAATAAATTAAAAAATGCCAAGAAGTAAAGTTAAAGGTGGTGGTACTAAAAAGGTATGTTTACCTAAAGCCAAAGTCATGAGAATGTCTAAAGCAGAACGGCAGAAAGTTGTTCGTGCTAAGCTTAAAGCTGCAAAATCTGGCAAATATAAAAGATCAAGTAAGTCAAATGTTAAAGGAGCTAGAAGAAAAGGTGCAACACTTAGAGATTGGTTTACAAAAGAAAACTGGGTGCAAGTAAATAATCCTAGTAAAAAGTGTGGAGAATAAGTAAATATATATATAAATAAAAAAAACATGGAACATTTAAAACACGGGGTAACGTTTGATTTAAAAGCTGCTAGGGCAGAAAATAAAAAACAAAGAGAAGTTAAAAAGCAAGAAAGATTAAAGAAAAAAGTAAAAAAACTTAAAGGTAGATTAAGTAAAGTAAAAGGTAAAATTTCAAGTAAAACTTCTAATTCTACAAAAAAACCACTAATAACTCCAAAAGCGCTTAGCTCAAGTAAAGTTAATCCGCTTACTAAAAAAATTTCTCAACAAAAAAATATAATAACAAATAATAAACTAAAAAGAATTAAAAATTCAGCGGCTCAATATGGTAAAAAAATAAAAACCGCAAGAATGGAAAAATTTTATAATAGTGGATTAATGAACTTAGCTGAACAATTTAACCCAGGCTTAAAAAACAAAATGCGTGCAAGAAGTAAAAAATAAACAAACAAACAAAAGAATACAACCTGATTTATTAAAAAAAATAACAGGCAAGTAAATATAAATATATTATTTAACTTAAAACCAATTATTATGAATCACGGGAAAAAAATAAATAATAAAAAAGTAGCAAAAAAAAGAAGTTATAAAGCAAAAGAAATGAAAAGAAAAAAATAAAAAATCTAATATTAACTAATAAAAAATTTCAATTATGCCTGGATACGGAAAAAAAGGAATGAAAAAAAAGAAAAAATAATTATTAACTAAAAACAAAAACCAATGACCTATTATTTTTATCAAACCAGCACCGCTAACACTGGTAAACCAAATGTTACAGAAAAACAAATTGCAGAGTGGAAACACTTAGCAGACAAAAAAAACTGGAGAATAACACAACTGCCAAATGGTTACTACCAAACAGAAGTTGTCAGTCCACAAGACGAAAACAAGTGGGTTGATATTACAAGGAGAGAAACACTCGATGGGGCTGAAGCTGCTATCGATGGCAGTGTCGAACACTTTGGAAAAAAACTGGAATACATTAAAGGACCAAAAGTAGTAAAAACATTTTAATAAAACAATTTAATTTAATTTAATTTAATAACATTATGGAATATAACTTACCAAGTGAGTTAGTGAAAAACTTAGACTTCGGTGATAACGCTAAGAACAAGGTTATCACTGGAGTTAATAAGTTATCACAAGCCGTTAAATCCACATTAGGCGCATCAGGTAAATGCGTTATATACGAAGATGGAAGAGGCAAACCGGTCATAACAAAAGATGGTGTAACCGTTGCGGAAAGCGTAGTCTTATTTGATCCGGTTGAAAACATGGGCGCAACACTTATAAAAGAAGCTGCAAGAAATACAGTTAAAGAAGCTGGCGATGGTACTACCACCGCTACTGTTTTAGCTGAAGCTTTAATCAAATCAATAGACTCTGCCGTCGCTGCAGGGCAAACAATCAGAGAAATAAAAGAAAACGTTAATTACGATTTATCAGTCGCATTAAAAGACTTGCAAGATTGTGCAGAAGATGTAGAAGGTGAAATGCTAGAAGATGTAGCAACTATATCTTGTAATAACGATCCTACATTAGGTAGTATAATATCTGAAGCTTACAAAAAAGTAGGTAAAAACGGAGTTGTACTTATGGAAGAAAGTGATAGTGAAGATACTTATATAGAAGCTATTGATGGAGCGCAAATAGACTGTGGTCTTACATCGCCGCATTTTGTAACTAATACAGATAAACATACATGTGAGCTACAAAATCCGTTAGTGTTAACGGTAACATCTGAAATACCTAACATACGTAGAATACAAAAAGTATTAGAACATGTTATAAAAAACAACAGAGCTTTATTAATTATAGCGCCAGTTGCTCAACAAGTTAAATCAGCTTTATTAATGAACAAAGTAAAAGGTAATATTAAAGTTAATATTATTGACACGCCTGGCTTTGGACCAACAAGACAAGATGCTATAGAAGACATAGCTATATTAACTGGTAGTACTGTTGTAAATGAAGAGCTAGGTGATGACTTAGATCTTATTACGCCAGAGCATTTAGGTGAAGCTAAGTATTGTGTTACTAATGATAAAAATACAGTAATTACTTTGCAAGACATGAATAAAGCTATAGAAGAACGTATTGATGAAGTACAAAATAAAATAGCAGAAGAGCAAAATGGTTTTATAAAAAAGAAATTGGAAGATAGACTTGCAACATTATCAGGTAGCGTAGCTGTTATAAAAGTTGGTGCTAACTCTAAAGTAGAATTAAAAGAAAAGAAAGATAGAATTGAAGATGCTATATATGCTACTAAAGCTGCATTAAAAGAAGGTATAGTACCTGGTGGTGGAGTTGCTTTATTAAATATATCTCAACGCAATGATGGTATATTAATGTCTGCGCTTAGATCACCATATGATACTATACTTGAAAATGCAGGATTAGAAGTTGAAGACACTGATATGGATGGCTATGGTTACAATGTAGTAAATAAAAAAATGGTTCATATGATTAATGTAGGTATTGTTGACCCATTGTTAGTAACTAAGACTGCTTTAAAAAATGCTGTAAGTGTAGCACTAACTGTTATGTCAGCTGATTGTGTAATATCAAATATTAGAATAAATGAAAGCAGTAAATGATTACATAATAGTTGAGCCAATAAAAGAAACTAAAAAAGTAAACGGTTTATTATACACTGATAAAACAGATATTGATAATCGATATAAAAAAGCTAAAGTTATTTCTGTAGGACATTTAGCAGAGGCTGTTAATAAAAATATGATAGTTATGTTTGATAACAGTGCTGGTCATGAAATAAGTTACAACGATGAGCTATACAAAGTTATAAGATTAAGAGATGTAGTTTTAGTAGATGAAGGAATTAAAGTTTCTAAAAAAGCAAGAGATAAAAGAGCTAGTATTCTACGATGAGAATAACGGCTACTGATTTACAAGAATTAAACATATTAAAATATTATAGAGTAGTACGTAAATGGGCTTGTAAGCAAAACAATATTAAAGACGCAGACTTAGAGCTTTTAATATATTTAAATTCTTTAAATAGGTTTACAATAAATGATTTTAAACAAGGTACTTATATATATTGTTGGGATAAAAAAAGATGGGATAGATTAAGGCAAAATGGTTGGATAGACGTTTGGAGACATAGAAATAGAACAACTATTAAGTATTCGGTTTTTAAAACATCATTTAAATGTAATATATTAATAAATAGAATTTACAAAATACTATTAGGTGAAGAAGATATACCTATGACATCTAGTAATATTTATTATAATAACAAGTCATATACAGATGTAGTAATGAATAAAGCTATAGATGATATGATTAAAGATCCTGAAAGATGATAAAAAATATAATTAGTGGTGTAGTTAAAAATGCAGATAAAATATTAGATACTGTTATAACTACAGATAAAGAAAGAGCTGAAGCTAGGCTTCAATTAAAACAAGTTTTATTAGATGCAGAGCGTGAAGCATTTAATAAAGAAGTAGAAGATAGAAAAAGTGCAAGAGAGCTATATCAAGATGATGCTATAATACAAAAAATATTAGCAACGTTATTTACAATAGCTTATTTTGGTTTAACTTATGTTATGTTTAGATACTTTGTAATTAATACATTAGAGTTATCTGACTATGAGATAGGTTTTATAAGTACAGTATTTGGCGCTATGAGTGCTAAAGTAAATACTATTATAGACTTTTTCTTCGGTGGTTCATCAAAAAAAAATAAATAAATAAAATAAAATGGCAAAACAAAAATCAAAACCAGAAAATATATCTAAAGATCATTTAGATAAACTACAAAAAATTGTTTCAACAGTAAACAACTTACATTTTGAAATAGGTAAAATTGAAGCTAAGAAACATTCATTGCTACATAACCTAGCTGTAGCTAATGATGAAGTTACTTTACTAAGAGACGAGTTCGTTAAAGAATATGGTAGCTATGATATAAACGTTAAAGACGGGAAAATAAATTATCCTAAAGATGAAAAATAATATTATAAGAAAAATAACTATTGGCAAAGATTATAAAAATGACGCCATGCATTATTCAGTTAACCAAGAAGTCTACGGTGGCCATAAGATATGTGATATAATAGAAGAAGAAGATAAGTACTCTATTTATATACGTAAAGACAGTGTAGTTATACCTTGGAAAGATTTTAATAAAAATATGGCAATATCAGTAGAGTATAATTTAGAATATTAATGAAGTCTTTATATAACTATATAGTTAAACCTATTGGTGAAAGGTATAATAATACAAAAAAAATTGGTAATAAAAATTTAATTATAAATACAGAAATATTTAATCATCAATATGTTAATCGTGAAAGTAATATTATCTCTACTCCTTTGCACAATACTCTTAGCTTACAGCAAGGATCAAAAGTATTAATACATCATAATGTGTTTAGACGTTGGCATAATATAAAAGGTGTGGAAAAAAATAGTAGAAGTTATTTAAATGAAAATGAATATTTAGTTTCACCCGATCAAATATTTGCTTATTATGATAATAAATGGAAAGCTATAAAAGGTTATACGTTTGTAAAACCTGTTGCCAGTGATTTAGTTTATGAAAAAGAAAAACCTTTAATAGGTGTTGTTAAATATTCTACTGTATTTAATAACAATGAAGTTGTAGGCTTTACTCCTAATAGCAAGTATGAATTTATTATTAATGGCGAAAGATTATATAGAGTTATGGATCAATTTATTACTATTAACTATGGACATAAAACAAACGAAAAAGAGTATAATCCAAGCTGGGCGTAAAGCAGTTGAAGAGTTAATTAAAGTAGCAGAAGAAAAAATTATAACTAATACTGAAGATGACGTATCAGCTGATAGATTAAAAAATGCTGCGGCTACTAAAAAGTTAGCTATATTTGATGCTTTTGAAATATTAAATAGAATTAACGAAGAAGAAGAAAGATTAGATAATAAATCATCAAGCGCTAAAGGTAATTTTAAAGGCTTTGCAGAAGGTAGATCAAAATAATGTACAAACAAAATTTAGTAAAAGAAATACAACCAGTAAAGTTAAATACTTTAAATAGATTAAATAAATCTAAATCTTGGAAGTATGGCTATGATCCTAATAATGATATAGTAGTAATATCAAAGTCAGGACAAATAGGTAAGGTGTTAGAGTTACAAGGTTTAAAAATAGCCTTGCCTTTAGCACCTAAAAATATTTTTAAGTGTAGTAGTAAAAAGTCTGAACAAAAGTGGACTAAGTTTAAACCTAATGAATCATTTAAAAAAATATCTACAGTATTCGACTGGCAAGATTATCCTCAAGATTTTAAAGAAAAACATTATACATATATAGACGAAGAGTTTAATCGTAGAGATAATGGCTTTTGGTTTATGAATAATGGTAAACCTACTTATATAACTGGTAGTTATTATATGTATTTACAATGGAGTAAGATAGATGTTGGCTCCCCTGATTTTAGAGAAGCTAATAGGTTATTTTTTATATTTTGGGAAGCATGTAAGGCAGACTACCGTTGCTATGGTATGTGTTATTTAAAAAATAGACGATCTGGTTTTTCATTTATGAGTTCGGCTGAAACCGTTAATTTAGCCACTCTTGCAAGTGATAGTAGGTTTGGGATCTTATCTAAAAGTGGAGCTGATGCTAAAAAAATGTTTACAGATAAAGTTGTACCTATTAGTTCT